TGCTTGTCGTATCCCGCGTTGAGGATTCGCGGGAAGCTCGTAATCATCGCCGGAATTCCGCGATCGATCAGCTCGTTAGCGATGCACGCCGCCGCGAAGGTCTTCCCGTTTCCGGTGTTGCCCCACAGCAGCAGGCCGCTGTTCTCGCGCCGCATATCGTCCCATGCGTCGGCATAGCGCTTGCATTTGACGATCTCGTCGCTCATCGTCGCCCTATCGAACCGGCACGCCGTCAGGCTCTTGTCGCGGACTCCGTCAGCACGCAGCGTTTCGATGCGCAGTCGCTTTTCGCGGTCAGCGCGAGCGTTTTTCTCAGCCTCGTATTCTCGCGCCGCACAAGCACACTGACACCCGACAAGGCGAACGTTCCCTCCGATGGGGATGCGGCACTGCTTCGGTGTGTTGCAATGGCCGCAGTACAGCAGCCCGTCTTTCTCGTAGTCGACCAGATCGCGCACAGGCTCTGCCTTTTTCGCGATGCTGTCGATCAATGCGTCAACGTTCATAGGCTTCCCTCCGTGTTGCCGTAGTCGTAGTGATACCCTCTGCCGCTCTCGGGTAGCTCATCGTCCCACCGGCCTTGATTTAGCCATGTGGCGGGGTGTGGAATAAACTGCCCGTTGTTCTGCGTCCATTGGTCGCTGCACTTCTGCCGCTCCACTGCGGTCACAAGTGTTTCGAGTGGTACTTTGACCCGCTCGAAAGCTCTCTTAGCAGACTGTTTCCCGATTTTTCGCGGGTAAACTGACCAAAAACGCTCGAATGCGTCCCCCGTAGAGGGGGATTTAGAGGGTATATCGTCTTCTGTCTTATGTTCTTCGTCTTCTGTCTTATGTCTTATGTTATTAGTAGGCTTGCATTTGCTTACATTTGCTTGCGTTTGCTTGCATTTGCTTACATTTGCTTTTGACGCTCTGCCGCCAGCCGCTCCATTTTGAGCCAGCGTACCGGATTTTTGAGCGTCACGGTCGACGACCGCCTTGAATACCGGAAATAAAAGGGACTCTCTCCCGAGGGTATCAGGAATTTCACCAGACCTGGCATATTCTAAAATCGCAACAAACAGACGGCCTTTTTCGTCATCTTCCAGTGCTGCTGTTTGCTCGATCCAGTCGTAATATGCCTTTACATAGCACCTTGTCGATGCAGCTCCCATGCCGTCACCGCCTTAAAACGGCAGCTCGGATTCGTCCTCGCTCGTAACGTCTTGAAACTCGGAAGGTTCATATCGCGGCTCCTCGCGTTTACTGTCGCCAAAGTAGATATTGTCGGCGATGATCTCGGTGTTGCGGCGATTGTTGCCGTCCTTATCCTTCCAGTCGCGGACGGTGAGCTTGCCCTCGACCACGACCATGCGGCCTTTGCCGAAATACTGGCAGACAAACTCAGCCGACTGTCGCCACGCGACCACGTCGAGGAAATAGGTTTTCTTCTCTCCGGTTGCTTTGCTCTTGAAATCGTCGTCGACGGCAACGGTGAAGCTCGTGACCGCCGTTCCGTCCTGCGTGCGTCGCAGTTCCAGATCGCGCGTAATGCGACCCATGATGCAAACTCTGTTTAACATGATTCGTCCTCCAAATAGTTTTTCTTGAATACAGCCATAAAAGTATCGTGTCCATAAAGTTCTTCGAACCGCTTCTGACACTCGCGTTTCAGCCGCATATCCAGCTCGTGACCGTCTTTCCCGTGCACGCCGTAATCGGCCATATTGTGCCAGTCGGCACGCAGCCACACCCAGCAGCCCCAAATATCGGATAGTTGCCGACGGCCACCACCGTAAATGTGATGCCGCGCGAGGTTCGTCGAGAATCCTGAGATATAGCATTCTCTTTTGCCCTGCATGATGCTTTTAGTCATCTGCCCCATTCCTCCTTTAGTGCGTCAAGCTGTTGCGGGGTCAGTGTCTCAATGCCCAGCTCCTTGCAGTCCTGCGCGATGTTGTCAATCAGGCGTGACATTTGCTTTGTGTCAAAGGTGGACGAGCCGTAATACAGCACCACATTCTTGCAGCCGTCAATTTTGCTG